ATCAGACTTTCTAAAGCCTAGTGTGTAAAGGTGAACCATACCTATTTTGGTAAGTTCTGAAACTAATGCTTTTTGAAGTCTTTGGATAGTTCTAGCAAAACGAATGTCTTTTTGTGAAAGTGAAGTTCTATCTTCTGCATTCTCGCCAGCAACTAAGTAAGCTTGTGGGATCTTGATAGCAGAGAATAGTTTTTCACGAAGATACTTGACGTCTTCGATCTGTGAAGTGAACTGACCACCAGCAAGGGTTTCAATCTTGGTTCCTTGCGTTCCACCACGAACTGGAATGTAATAATCTTCTTCAACGGACATTGGGTTATAGCGAAGATCGACACGACCACTATCAGCATCAACGATTTGGTTGCGCTTAAGAGTAGTCATTACTTGCTGCATGTAAGTTTCTACGTCCTGCGGAGAAACTGCACCAACATCAACATAAAATACACGGCGTTCAGGAGCACGAACAATACGATAAGACATCATTGCGTCTTCTACAAGTGTAAGTTGTCTCCAAATACGACGAGCGCCTTCTAATACAGAAGTTCCATATGGGTTGTATTTATTATTTCCTAAAACACGGAAATGTGCGATCTGCCAATCTTCAAAAGTTAAGCCACCGCTATTCCACTGGAACTGAAGGTAGTTAGGGTTGTTCTCATCTTGCCCTTCAAGCCTTTCGATCTCGTTAACAGGAAGAGAAACAACATTTTGGATACCTATTCTTTCATCAATGTCAAGATAAAGGAAAAAGTCTCCGTATTTGCAAAGAGTTCTTGCCCAACCGTAGAGATTTAAGTCAACATTAAGAACATCATAGTAAAGAATGTCCAATGCTGTCTTTATTTCTTGGTTTGGGCAGTCAACTGTGAGCATTTTGCGAACTTCTGTCGCAGTTGTCATTTCATCAGCGTAAATGTCAAGGGCAGAGTTGAGTTCTGGCATGTATTCCATTTGCTCAAAGTCCAAATAACGCTCTGAGCGGTTCTGGTTGAGCATAAAGTCGCCATAGAAAGAATAGTTCTTCTCATAGTCGGCTTTTTTGAACTCTTTTCCTGATGCGGAAGTCCAGTTAAACTTATCTAACTCTTTTCTACGGTATTTTCTTACTTGTTCGTGTCTATAATTGACAATAGGACCTGAAAAAAGGCGAGTTAGTGCCTTATAAAGCGGGTTTTCAGGATTTCTTGGGTTTTCTGAACTTCTTTTAGGTATTATTGTTTTTTTATATGCCATTTATTAGCCCTTGTATAACCATAAGTATTGTTGTTGCTGTTGTTTTGCTTCTCTTGCCTGTCCTGACTTCATTACGGGCAAGTGTCCAATCATTCCGGGTATAGTTGTATTTAGTTCTTTTTTATTTGTAAAGAAAGCGCTTAGCATTTTTTCTGATTTCTCTCGATCGTAAGCGCTTTCCTCAAAAACAGTATCTCTTATCCAACAAGCAATAGCAAAAGACATAACTAAGTCGTCGTGCTTTGATCGCATTGCTTGTGGGCGACCGTTTTTCCAAATAAAAGTTTTAAATTCTCCAAATAATCTTTTGGACTTTGTTATAACTAGTTGATTGCGAACCATTTCTTCCATCTTGGTGATGATTAATGGTCTAGTTTTAGCAGAAGTAGCAAAACCAGGTGTTGCTCCGTTGATGTTTTCTGCTATTACAGGATCAATGTATTCATCATTTTTGGAATAATACAGATTACTATACCTTAAATCTTTCAACTTGTCAATAAGCATAAAGCCAATATTGTTACTTTCTACAACAACAAGACAGTTTCCGTATCTTGTTGCTGTTTGATGAACAACATTAGCATACATGTCTATTGTTAGTTTGCCTTGATACTCTGCTGCAATCTCATTTGTTGTTACATTCCAAACATGAAAAGCAGAATAGTCTTCTCCATCACCCCTGGAAACATCAACAGACATAAAATACTTGGAAGTTGGATCGTATTCTTGCCAGATCCATAGATTTCTATCAAAAGCATCACGATAAAGTGGTTCGTTAATGTTCTCAAAGACCCATTCTAAGTGTTCTGCATCAATAACTGTTTCACCTGAAGATAAGAAAGAGCACTCTAACTCTTGTGCTATTTCTTTTTTGGTCATGTTTCTGGTTTCTTTCTCAAACCATTCTTGATCTCGATCAGGGTGAACATCCCAAGGAAGCATTGTTGGATGGAAGTCATTTAAATTAGCATCTGCGTCTGAATACATACGATAAAACCAGTTGCCGATGCCGTTCGGTGTTGAAAGAGCAATACAACGACCACCGGTTGATAGCGTGGGGTATAGACCTTTCCAAAGTTCGTCCAAACCATCAACGTGAGCAGCCTCATCAACAATAAGAAGTGAAAGAGCTTCTGAACGACCGGCGTCTCCTGATGTTGAAGATGCTTTTATTTGTGAGCCGTTGGATAACTCAAAAGAGTTTCTGTTGTCTATTGCGATGTCTGCTATTTGCAACCAAGGTGGAAGGTTTTTGATCATAAACTTAACTTTCTTAACCAAGTTGCCGGCTGTTGAAAGTTTGGTTGCAATAACAAGAATGTTCTTTTCTCTATGAAAAAGAATAAGCCACGCAGCATAAGCCGCCGTGACTGTTGAGATACCCAACTGGCGTCCTTTCAAGATTATGTTGAAGCGGTAAGCGTTATAATCTTGAAGGAGGTCTTTTTGGAATGGGTAAGTCCTGAAAGGAATGGGTCCTTTTTCAGGGTGAGAGATGCGGACATAGTTCTCGATGAAGTAGTTGGGATCTTTTCCGCATCTAACAATTTCTTTTATGACTTGTTCTTTGTTAAGCACACTACTTACAGACCTCTACGTTCCTTAGCAAAACGACGATAAGTTTCCATAAGTTTGTCTTGTGCGGGAATGGGCGGGTTTTCGTCAACACCTTTCATTCCGCCGATCTTGTATTTTTTGAGTGCGGTTGCAAAAACACGAACATTTGATGTTGACTGCACAAGAACATCAACTTCACCATCGGCGGTAAGTGTAACACGCTTTCCAAGTATTTGAGCAGCACGAGTGGAAAGATACTTAGCAATGTCAGACATTACTTTTTCCATTTCTTCTTCAAAACCACCGCCATAGACTTCTTTTAGTTTAATGTCTGTTTGGTAAGTTATTGTGAGAATATCACCTGCGAAACGAACATTAAATCCGTCCATGTGGCGACTATCCTTCACAAAATCACCTTCTTCACGGCGAAGACCAATCTTAAGTGGTTCTCCGTTGGCGTCGGTGCCGCCATCATAGGCTAGTGCGGCTGCTTGTGCTAATGCTTGAACTGGTGTCATTTATTATTCTCCTGAATGCTTATACTTATTAATTTCCTGCGCTAACTGCTCAATGAAGTCTTCATCATCTAGAAGAGGCTCTTGGATCTTGGCTATCATACCGCTATCCATTGTTTTCATCGCATCAACTACTGCTCGTGCAATGTCTTTTTCTGTTGCGATACCTTCTTCATTTGCCCACTTCATAACACGCTCAAAGTCTTTTTGCGAAGCTTCGGCGTCCATTTTTGCAGCGTCTGCAGAAGCATCTGAAACCGCAGCGCTATATGCTTTCATTTGGCCTTTATTTAAACCAGAGGTAGAATCACTAGCTTCGATTTCAGCAGCACGAACATCTAAATCATCGGCTGCGCCGCCCCTGAACGTTCTTTTTGAACGAGGTGCTTTTGGACCTCTACCGAAAAGGCCCCCAAGAGTTGCTTCGTCTAAGCCAGCAATCTCTTCTTTAATAATCTCAACTAGTCTTGCTTTTGTGATCTTCATTTGGTCTCCATCCTTTTTTCCAGCGCTCTTCACGACCTTCTACCCATTGGACATAACATTTAAAACAAGTATCCCACTTTGTCTTACAAGTTTCGTCTTTTAAGGTCTTGATCTGTGATGAACAAGTAGAACATTTAGATTTGCTTTCTTTACTAAGTAGTCTCTTTGTAATAAAAAAACCTTTTTGGTCTTCAAGAGATTCTGAATCGTTGGATTGAATTTTTTGTGCGAACTCTTTTTGTTGTTCTTTGTATTCTTTTTCTTTGGTCTCGTCCCAATCGCTTTGGGGTGTTTTGATTGCTTCATCACCCCAGCGTTCTTTTATTGCTTTTTCTAGTTTTGCTATTTCGTTTAGTTTTTTATTATCAAGTGGGAGCATTGTATACCTTTTGCTTTGCGATAAATACCATTTCTTTTAGACCAGGCGTTGTTTCCATTTGATCTAAGTCTTTTATTGAGCACCATTTATAGTCTGAATGTTCTTTTCCATCTAAATAAACATTACCTGAGTATTTGTTTGTTGTAAAGAAATGAACTCTTCCTTTTTTAACTATACCAGTATCAATAAGGTCTTTTGGGCTTATTGTTAAGCCACATTCTTCTTTTACTTCTCGACAAGCACCTTTTTGTATGTTCTCGCCAATGTGAACGTGCCCGCCAACTGAGCACCAGCGGTTAGGCATCCAAGGATCTGTTGGTCCTCTTTTTAAAGAAAGAAAGTGGTCTTTGTCTTTGAAAATAATAACGTGTCCTGAGATTTCAGAGTCTTTTTTCATTTTATTTATTTTTATTTGTATCATTGTGGAAGCGACATCATTCGATCAAAAGAAGCAGATTTTAAATCACCCAACTGGTCAATGTATCCTTGTTTACGAAGAATCTTGAACGCAATGTTTTCTGGTGAATAAGCGCCTTCTCTTTGAAGTCCTGCTTTTCTCATTCTTTTAAGTTTTGCAAAAATGCGAGTGGCTTGGCGCTTCGCTTCAACAAACTTTTCTTGGTTCATTAGTTCTTGGACCAAACCAACTTGGTGCATTATCATTTGTGCTTTTTTCATTGCTGAGTTATAGTCAAAGTCTTTATTTAGTCTCTTGGGAGGATTGACCCAACGATCTTTTGTAAGTGAATATACAGGACGGTCTTCGTCATCATAAACTTCATCAATGTCTTCAATGTAAATTTCAACTTCGTGTCCAAAGATTGTTATGTTATGACGCTCATTCCACACAAGTCTGCGAGAATTAAAAAGATCACGAACCATATCAAGATCTTGGTTAACTTTGGAAAAATCAACCACGATATGTAAGTCAATATCAGAATCAGGATGGTAGTTAAACCCAGCCAGTGAACCAGTGAAGTAAATATCCTCCACAGCGTCTGGATCAATGTTGTGATCTCGTAAGAATGCATTTGCTATACGTTTTAGTTTTAGTCTAACTTCTAGTTTTACTTGGTCTGGATCATCCCAAATGTCTCGGGAAAGTTCGTTGTGTTGTTTGAAGTGGTCCTTAGAGAGAATGGCTTTTCTTATTTTCTTTTTCTTGACTTCTCGCTCCATTCTGTCCAAGTGAGTATAGTATAATGGATCTTCAGCCAAATGGTCAAGTGCAATCTCTTCAGCCACGTCAGGATCTTCTGTGTGCTCCATTTCATGTTGGATGCCCTTTCGCAACTCTTTCGGGTTTACATCTTCGGGTCTTAGTTTGTCCCCTTCACCACCTTTGAGTTGGTCTCTTTCTATTTCTGCTGCTTCAAATATTTTCCAAAATTGCTGGAACATTTACTTTCCTCTTTTTGCTTTGCTTATTTCTATTGCGGCAAGTTGTTTTTTGGCTGCTTTTTCTGTCTTGTGTGTTCCAAGTCGTTTGCCGCCTTTTTTTGGATAAACAACATACTCGTCGTCAATTTTCTTTATTGTTTCTTCTATTTCTTCGTTGGTTTTCTCGCCTGGTTTTGAGCGAGTTTTTTGGTTCTTACAAAACTGCTTCATTGTAAAACCTTTTGGGTTGTCGCAGTTTTTCTTTCTTTTTGATCTTTCACTTTTGGACCATTCTTCATCAAGAAGTTCCAAAACTATTTCTTCTATAAGGTTTTTAAGATCCATCTATCTTCTCCTAAATGGTCTGTATGTTGCCGAGAAACCACCTACAATAGAGTTTCTTGTTATATCATAAGTAGCATTCAAACCATAATCAAAAGTGCTGGTTTCTAAATGAAAGGCAGGACCAACAGCAAATGCGTCCAAGCCAGCATTTACAGCAACGCCCATTCCAAGTCTTTCATACCAACGCTCTCTTACAACTCTTGGGTTTACACGAAGAGCGCCTATTTCTAGTTCCAACCTTTCGCTTTGTTCGCTTGCGATAGCAGCCCAAGAACCATCGGCGGCTTGGTTTAATGCAAGATCAATAATAAAAGCATCCAACTGAGAAACAACAACTTCTGCATAAGAAGGGTTGGTTTCTGTGTGTCCAACAGCACGGAAACCGTTTGTTTCTAAGTCAAAGTCAACACGCAAGTTCGGCAAACTTGTTTCTATTGGTTCATCGCTGTTTGGATCAACAGGGCAACGATACTCAATAACAGTTGTTGTTGCTGAGGAGTTTTCCCTTGTGCTTGCAAACTCCAAGTCTTCTCTTAATGAAGCATTAACTTGAGATACAGCAAAAATGCGTCCATCAAGAATTTTTATTGCTGCTCTCAAGTTTGTGTTTTCACCTAAGATCTTTTCTAAGTTTCTTCTTGTTATTTTTCCTTCTTCGGAAAGACGAAACTGAACGCCCTCAAGGATCTCAACGGATCCTTGAGCAGCGGACAACTGGTTTCTTAGGTTTTGTTGTGCTTTATTTGACTGGTTTCTTTCAAGAACAATAACAGCAAAAAGACAAAGCACAACAAAACCCAAACCAATCTCAATACAAGATCTTAGTGAGGGCTTTTTCATTACTTCTTAAGTCGCTCAACCGCATCAATAACAGTTTGACCACCAATGTAAATAGAAGTTACGATAATCCAGTTGTCGGCGTCAAGATTAGCACCAAAAGCAAGAAGCCCTGTGGCTGTAAGCCAAGCAAGGAACTTTCTGCTTATTGCTTTTTCTACAACACTGTCCAAAAAGCCTTTTTCAATGTTGTCTGAGTTACAATCATTACAAGTCATCATAAGTACTCCTTTAACATTATAAATAGTTATACATTTACAAAAGCGTACCCGTCCTTTTTCTGGATCATTACCTCGTCATCTACAATGTCCTTAAGTGAATCCAAGTGAGAAATAAGAAATACTGTCTCAAAGTTTTCACGATACATTTGCAAGATCTTGATAAAGCCGTCCATGTTTTCAGCGTCAAGTGCGGTTGCTGGTTCGTCCAATACAGCAAAGTTTGGAATGGGCAAAGAAGATACATTTAACAAGCCAAGCCGAATAGCAGTTGCCGCAATGGTCTTTTCTGCTCCTGAACCCAACTCAATAGGACGTTGATCAAACTTTGGATGCTTAATAAAAACATTTAGTTTGTTTCCATCTTCCTCAAAGAAAACTTGGAAGTCCACAACATCTGAAAGAACCTTTTCGATTTCTTCGTTGATAATAGGAAGCATTTTCTTTGTTACATCATAAGGAATGCCGTTCGGGTGAACGCAACGCATAAAATAAACATAAGTAGAGTATTCTTCTCTTGCAACTTCCAACTTTTGTTTGTTTTCATTTGCAAGATCAATGCGAGCCTTTGCTGCTGCTTCAAGACGAAGGAAATGAAGAAGATCGTTGTTGCACTCATCACAGTCTTTTTGTGTTGTCTTGATAGTTCTGTTCATTTCTGCAACTTTTTCTTTTAATCCAATAATTTCTTGGATTTTTGTTTCATTTTCTTCGTAGGTTTTCTTCTTTTGAGAAAGTTCTTTGATTTTCATTTCAGCAATACGAAGTTCCATTTCTTTATTTTCCAGTCTTTTTTCTGTATTTGACCTTTCTACTACAAGCTCGTTGTACTGAGTAAACAACTTATTTGCTTCTTCTACGTTTAGAGCCTTTATTTCGTTTTCATAAGTCCCGACGGCTTCTTGCAAGTTTTTGATTGCTTGATCAATAACATCGTATGAACCAACTGCTTCGTGAGCATCTTTGATAAAACGACAAGTTGGGAATTGATCGCCGCAAGGAACAGAAGAAAGAAGTTCTTGTTTGGCTTCCACAGATGCTTTCTCACGCTCTTGTTCTTTTATTGATAGTGTGAGGTCTGTAAGTCGCTTAAATGTCTTAGAATAGACTTCCTTGCGTTCTAAGATACTTTCTAAGTCAAAGTCTTGGATAAAGTCTTCATAACTCTTAAGATTGACCTTATCTTCTTGGATAGAAGCCAATAAAAGTTCTTTTTTGTCTTTATTTCTTTTTAAACCATCAAGAACTGAATTAATGTCAATGTCAACTTCTTTTTGTGAATCAATCTGATGTTGCAAAGAACTTTTTTCTTCTTTTAATAAGTCCAAAACACCATTTAGTTCATTACAATGAAGTTTTACATTTAGAATACTATCTTTTAGTTCTACGAGGGTTGTTTCTTCGGCTTCGATCTGAGCATCATAGTCTGTTCCTTCAAGGCTCTTGACCAAGGCACGCTTATCTTGTGAGATTTCTTTTGCTTTCTTAAACTTTTTATCCAAGATCTCAAGGTCAAGGAACTTAGCCAAGATTTCTTTTCGCTTTGTTGTGCCTTCGTTGATAAAGTTCAGTGAGTTCATTTGAGACATCATTGAAGTTAAAAGAAAGTCATCAAGTGTTCCCAAATACCTGCGAATGTTTGCATCGGTTTCGTTTCTTGTTTGACCATTGAGGCATTCTGTTTCGCCGGTTGCTGGATCGTATACTGAGAAAGTAAGATCTGTTTTTGCTTCGGTGCTTTCTTTGCCGTGAAGTCGTTTGATGTATTTCTTGCTTTCTCGCTTGATCGTAAACTCTTTGGATCCAATAGAGAACTTTACTTCCCCTTCTGCTTCTTCTTTATTTTGGTTGATAAGATCCACATTTTTGCGAACAGACTTAGAACTGGAGTTAAAAATAGTATAAAGAATACTATCAATAATTGAAGACTTGCCTGAATAGTTCTTTCCAAAAATACCAACAATGCCGTTTAACTTTGCAAAGTCCAAAGAGTTGCTTTCTCCGTAGTTGAAAAGGTTATCAAACTTAAAGTTTTCCAAACTCCAATGAATGTTTCGCTTTGTTTCTTCGTCTTCGTTGATAAGTGTTGAGATTTGCTTGTTAAGAGCAAATACTTGTGAAAGTTGTTCATTGGTTAGTTCATAATCAACAAGGTATTCTTTCATAAGCTTTTCTTGGACATCAGCATCACGCATGTTCATTCTTTCTGCGTGTGCTGAGGTTGAAGCACCACGAGCACCTGAGAACTTATTAAGAAAAGCAACTGACTCTGGTCTAAACTTAGTTTTTACCACATCTGCAGCCTTTTTAAGTGCTGAAATAGGGTGGTTGTGTTCAGAAATAAGACGAACACGAGCGCCAGTTGGAATATTGGTTGCTCTTGGCAGCCTTCCGGTTGGAGTTAAGTTAATTGTAATGAAAGGTTTGGGGTTTTCCAACTGAATGTGCTTGCAAGTAAAGTTTTCTTTATCTTGAATGTCCCAAATAAGGATTCCTTTATCATTTGACTCACCAAAGTTCTGCTGAATGGTCGATCCAGGGTAGCGGAAGCGTCCGTGGTCGTCCAGCATTTGATTTGTCTTGTGAATGTCTCCAAAAAAGCCATAATCAAAGTTTTGGAAGGTCTCTAAGTTTGCTTCTCCTTCTAAAACCCACCCAATGTCGGTTTCTGAACCACGAACACAGCCATGATAAAGGGCAATGTTGATAAAATCAGGATCGGGGTTTAGATCCCAGTTGTTTTCATCGTCAAAAACGCACAAAGCGTGCAATTTAAAGTTGTTTGAGAGTTCAACACTATCATAACCCTTAAAAAGATGAAGATCTGGGTGATTTAAGTTCTGGACAATAGGAGTTAAGGCATCTTGACGGGCAGAGTTCTTTAAATTTCCGTCGTGATTGCCCAAAAGAACAAAAGTTCCGGCAATATCAGCAAGATTTGCAAGAAACTCTGATGCTAACTCAACAAACTCAGGTGAAATCTGAGTTTTAGTGTGTGCAATGTCTCCTGTGTGGATAATGTAGTCGACTTTTTCTTCTCGGAGTGTTTCGTATAGTTTCTCAAACACTTCTCGGTATTCTTTTTGGTATTTATAGTTTCTGATGTGAGTATCAGAGATGTGTGCAAAACGCATTAGATAGCCTCCAGTAAGTTTCTAGCGGTTAATTCGAATAAATCCTGTTGAAGGATTGGGGCTGCTTTTTTCTTTCGCAGCGAAAACTCATTTTTAGGCATTTCGCCAAGGTCTTTGAAACCAGATACATCTATTTTATAGACTTCTATGTCAAAATCAAGTAATAACTTCATAATTTTTAGTTCTTTTTCATAAGCATCTGGATCCAACGCAAGATAAACTGTACTATCACTTTCGATCAACTTACGAAGAAGAAGTGAGTTTTCAGTCATTGTAGAGCCAAGCAGCGGAATAGAGTTTGGTCCAGCAACAATAGCGTCAAAAACACCTTCTGTGATCACAACGTCTCTGTCCCAATCAACAAAAAGTTCATTGAAAACAATGTTTCGGCTTGCTTTTGGGTTTTTGTAAGTTGGCCAAACCTTTTTATCAAAGGCTCTGCTGATAAAATAGTTAACTGACCCTGCTTCACCAAACGAAGGAACCAATAAACGTCCTTCATACTTTCCTTTTTCACAGAAACCAATCTTCCAATAAGCAATGTCGAAGTCGTCAAGCCCTCTAGCCATAAGGTAGTTTAGTGGTCTGCGAAGTGTTAGTGGAATGTCTTTTTTGTGGAGTGGCTGGTATTCTTTTGGAAGCTGAATAACTTGTTGTTCTTGTTCATCCGAGAACTCCAAAAGAAGCTTTTCATCAAACTCCGAAAAGTCAATCTTCTTTGAGAACCGATCCCACTCTTTAAGAAGAGACCAGTTTCCAAACTTCTTGATCAAACGACGAACGTTTCGTCCTGATGCATCACAAACCCAACACTTATAAACATTTTTCTTGATGTTCAAAGAAAGTTTTGGCTTGTGGTGCTTGCAAAAAGGGCAGTGAAACAAATGTTCACCGCCTGATTTAAATGAATATCCAAGCGCTTGCTTTGCAATGCTTAGTTTTTCTCTTTCGTGCATAGTTCAAGTCCCGCTCTTGCTATGACAAGTGAGTCAGCCCGATCGTAGGTATCAGGCTTAGGGTTGCCATGTCTCGTATACTCTACCACAAACGAAGGCTCGTTGTCAAGTAGATGCTGAAGGACTTGTTCTTTTGCTGGTGTTCCTTTGGTTATCTTGATGCCGGCAAGCTTTCTTGCTGAAGTGGCTGCGATGTATTCGGGTTCGATGGACCACTCTTTATAAGCAAGCCAAGAGACAACACCATTAAAACGAGAGAGAGTAGAAAGAGTTGCAGCAGAACTAAATCCCGATCGAAAAGATTGTAAAGACTGTTCGATAAAGATCTTATCTGGTTTTTGAGATAAATTCTTAAAAACTTCAGCAACTTGTTCACTCTTTATAAAGAAGTTTTTATACTTCCTTAAATCTATTGAGTTATTTAATATAATGTTATTATTATAATCTAATAAAGTAACACCTGTTATACTAGTACTTATGTCTAATCCTAAAATCATATAAGATCTATACCATAAAAAATACTAGATGTCAAGTTTTAGTTTAAAGGTAAGATCTCTAGACTCAGTTTTCTTTACTGGTCTTGCTAACGAAGCAACAGCAATAAGGTTTTTATCTTCATCGTAGATGCCTATTTTTGAAATATAAGTTGTTTTTTCAAAAGTGGCTGTTGGATCTTGATAAGAAGCAGATGTTATGTTTTTTATTATTCTTGCAGGTTCTACAAAGCGGCTTTCGCTGAATGAGAGTTCTTGATAACTATCTTTTGTATAGAAGGTAGGATTCTGGGACTGATTTAACTCTCCACGAGGTGCTGTGCAAAACATCATTTTTGTGTTAACATCACTTGTGGCTTCAAAATGCAAGTGATAAGATGAGGAAGGAAGTGAGGTAGATGAATAATCTTCATTGCCTTGGATTCCAGCAAGATAATAATACCACTTAAAAGGATCAGCGGAACCACCGGATTGATCATAGTTATCAACGTTAAACGTTGTTACGTCCCACGAACCAGTCAAAAGAATGGCGCCCATGTCTTTTAAAACAACTCCAGCAACAGAACCACTGTTTGCATCTTGTGGAAGTGTTTGAACCAACTCACCTTTCGCATTTGCTTCAAGTCTACCGGTTAAAGTTCCGGTTACAAAGAAATCTAACTTTAAAGTACTTGACTTTATTCCAGAACCAAAGAAAATAGAAGGTACATCAATCAAAGCGATTGTTTGTGTTCCCTTATCTCCAAGTGGTGAAGAATAAAGAAAGTGATTAGAATAGATCCTGCTTCTATTTAAAGTATTTTTTAACGCTTTTATTTGTCTTCTTGTTGTATCTGCTGGCAAATAAAAGTTTCTTGTAATGCTTGCTGATAGTGGATAAGAGCCTGAAATAACGTCTCCATAAGAAAAAGCATTGAAAGATGCATCACTTACAGTGCTAAGGCTATCTAATGATGAACCTTTCTCAACAAACGGATAAATAAGATTACCACTTGCTCTATCAACATTTAGTTCGTAAAGAGAAACAAAACCATTTGGAACACCATTTACCTTTGTTCCAAGTGAAGCACTACTATCTGAAGTGCCGTTATAATAAACGGTTCTATCGTTTGCAAAAAAAGAACATGATGGGTTAACCACCCTAAACTGGCTAACCACATCATTTTGCTTAAACTGGTAGAACTTCATTTTAGTAGTCTAGTCTGACTCGTAATGTAAGTTCGTTTGTTGGGTCTTTCTTAAGAGGTTCTGAAAGTTTTGCTACTGCAAGAAGGACATTATCTGAGGAGTAAAGTCCAACTGTTGTTACATAAGAAACAGGGGTGTCTGTTCTTGTGTTCTTGACAACAACCTGAGAACCTGATAGATAAGTTGGGTTTGAAGAGTAGTTAAACTCATTTGATGATGCACGACAGAAATAGATTGTTGAGTTGAGTTCTGTTGTGTTGTTAAACTGAAGATTATTTGTTCTATTTCTTAAACCATCAGCGGCACCTGAAATTTCTGATCCGGTAAGAATTGCATCGATGGTTTCATCTGTTGATGCAAAGTTTCCATCAAAAATTGATGCTGTAAGAACCGCTATTCCTGTTTGATAATAAACATGACCAACTGGATTACCAGTACCAGCGGAGTTCGAGTAAAGAAGACCGTATTCACCAGCTGGCGAGTTAACTTTGTAATCAGTTACAGCACCGGCATCATATACAGTATATGTATCAGTTGGAGAAGCCCAAGTGCCACCGGTTAAGAATGTAAGAGCAACAGAGCCTTTTTTGATTTCATCTTTTGTTAATAGACGAGAGAATGATAAGAAAAGGCATTCTCGCATTTTTGTTCCACCACCAGAGATGTTTCCATCAGTATCAAAATCTTGAATTGATCCTGTTATGTCAGGCTGCACAAGAATTTTTGCAAACTCATTATAAATGTTTATTTTCTTTGCATTCTGAGTTGCAGATGCTCCTGAAAGTGCAGAGTTTGATGAGTAGCCAACAGTAATATCAAATACATGATTTGCTGATGAGCTTAGATAAGGATAGTCATAAACTGACTGAAACATGCCGTGAGCATAATTTTTAATGTTCAGATCTGAATATGTTCCTGATACGATTGTTCCTGTAATTGGAATAACCTCGTGAAGGCTGGTCGTTGTTAATGCTTTATCGTCTGGTGAAAATGTTTTAAATATTGAAGCCATTTTTTCTCTCTTTAGTTATTATGAGTTGTCTTTGATGAATCTAATTGGAACTTGAACTGTGTATCCAGTTGACGCACCGTAGATTGTAACAAATGAATCAATAAATTTAACATTTGTTAAGGTTGGAGCATTTGTTACAGTTGCACTAGCATCTGTAGCACCAAATAAGTCAAAGAAGTAATCAGACTCTGCAAGGTCGATTCTTGGACGAACACGGAACCTTAGTTTATTTCCTCTTGGACCTGCAATAACTTGGCCAGCTTGTCCAGTGGTGTTTGTAATTGCGTCAACAAAATTTTCGTCTGTTGTTGCACTAAGAATGTAAGTTGCAATGTCATCATCATCGATGTTACTTGGAGTTTTAACGGTTGGAGTTCCTTCGTCTGAACGATCAATAAGTTGTCCAAGTCTGTTATCCATTTCAATAATAAAGGTATCTTCTCTTAGGTCGCTAGGTAAACCAGCACCCGGACTAATTGAAGTTGTATCTAAGCCTTGGTCAAGTCTAATACCAGCGCCATCAGTCTCTGTTAGTTCGCCATCAGCGGGTGAACGAATAACGCCGATTGAGTTGCCGGTAAATTTGTCGTTTGTTGTTTTGTCGACAGGGACAAGGTAAGTATCAGCTCCGAAATCTGAGGGAACTGTCCCTCTACCATTAGCATTGTTAAGTTTAATAACCGGTAAATAAAGAAGGTTAGGGTTATTGACTGTTAGGACCTTTGACTTCATTGAAGAAGCGTTATTTGTGAACGCTTCAAAAACAGGAGATTGAAGGATTTCTAGATCAAAGTAAGCAGAGCCACTTGGATGGTTCTTGTTGTAAAGACCGTAGTCAATCTCATCATCGCCTAAAGCGAACTTGGTGATTCTAAAAGTACCATCACCTTCTGCGAGACGTCTACGACCCTCGTCAGTTAATACAGCATCAAGTATAATATCACCTGAATTGTCTAAAAATGCCATCTATAAACTCCTTTTATACTATAAATAGTTATTAATAAATTTTATTCTTCTTCTCGCCTTCTTAAGGCTTGTTCAACATCTGCTTGTGTTACAGTTGTTCTTATTTTTGCTCTTCTTCTTGGACCAGGTTGTCTAATAGTGCTATTATTTATTTCGTAATCTAACTCTAAATAAATAGACTTACCTGTCTTTTTTGACTTAACTTCTATTAAGAATTTATTATCTAAAATAGAATTTGATTCACTTACTTGTACAGAATTGTTTCCAAAGTTGATTTGTCTTATTTCATCAGACGTCTTGCCAGCAAACTGATTTCTAGGCATTGCAGTCTGGCGGGCACTTGGAAGTATCTCAATAAATCTTCTTACTTCTCTTGTTTGAGGTTCTAGTTTACCAAGTTGATCAAGAGGAATAACTGTTAAAACCGGTATTAAAGATCCATCATTTTCTATTAAAACAAATTTAAAGATTTCTGTTGGGTTTGATACTTTACCGTGGAAGTCTAATGTTCTAAATAAATAATAGTACTCAACATTTGGTCTTATTGCGTCCTGAATAAGCGTACCGTCTGTGCTTTCGTTGTTTGAGGTTACGCTTCTTGCAATTCTTTTTGTTCCTGCAAAATCTGTAATAGATCTTGGCATTTCTTCGAGTCTAAAGATCTCATAAGCCATTGGTGTTTCATCAGAAGCAAATCTAATCTTACCATTTGGTCCAACCTTTTGACTGTTACGGACAGAAGCAAAAAGTTGACGATCAGCATTTTCGATTATTATTGGATCAGCAAACTCCACTGAGTTCATTGAAGATAATCTTATTTTTACTCTATCTTCAAAATCTTTTACTGGATAAAACTCAACGTTTGGTCTTATCGGGGGCGCATCAACATTTACTGATTCTTCCGTTGCAAGTGGTAATTCTAAGACTTTTGGAGCCTGAACCACATGCATTCTTGTACCAAAGACAAATTCTTGGCCTGGGCTTGAGAAATCTATACCCGCTTCAAATTCACTTGCTGGTAAGGTCTCGTAAAAGTAGTTATTCTCTAAAATAAAGTTAAAAGAAGATAAAGAATAATCATACTCTTGATTAAACTTTAACTGAGAATCAACAAACTCTACTTGCTCTTCTTCCCCATTAATAAATAAGAATTCTTGTGTTTCATCTGTTGTTACATTTCTTTTTGTAACTTTATAAGCGATGGGCTCAAAATAAGAATCTTTTTCTCCAAGTAGAAGTTGTTTTGGGGTTGGTATACGATTTCTCGAAATTCTTTGTAGGTCTTCTGTAAACTCAGTTACTATGTTTAGAAAGTCCATAAAAGTTACTGTTCCATCAGTTCTAATGTCTTCTGTTGGGACATAAGGAGTAATTGAGTCTAAGTTTATTTGTCTAAGATCTCTAACAATGTTTCTAAGAATATCAGGTGCCTTTAGAACATACGGTGTAGAAGTTAAGAACCTAAAGAACAAAGGTGCATTTATGCTGTTTAGTAGTGCACCAAAGTCAATCTGTAGATTATCACCGGTTATTCTGGAAGTGTTTGGCTGCCCAGAGAACATGTCTAAAGTAAATACTTGTTTTCTCTCTGTTGACTGCTGCCCTAATCCCACAACATCAGGTGAGACCGTTGCAAACAACCCAATGGTTTCTTCTAAGCGATTTTCTGCTTCTAGTGGGTTTTTGATAAAATCCATAAGTCTCAAAACTATACCTTTGTTGAGACCTGAGTTAACCAATGTTCTGGTTATAGTGTTTGAGAAAGAAGGAAGGTCCGTTATTGTAACAATGTTATAAAATGGAAATAAACTAGTATTTGAAAAATTCTTTGTTATTTCTTGGTCTATAATAACGTAGTTTGAGTTTTCTTGTTGTTCGTTGGCTTCTGAGATCTGGCTATTGGTTGCTCTTTTTACCTTGAACCCGAAGTTATCAAAAAACTCTTGTGTCAAAGAAAAGTCAATCAAAGGATTTAGAATGTTCACGCCTAGATCTAAAAACTCGGGATTACCTCCAAGAAGTAAGGCTTTAGCCAGTTCTATACCTCTAGCGTTTATTTGCGCCCTTACTCTTGGATCTTCTTCATTGCTATAACGATCTGCTAAACTAGCCAAAGCACTTATAACATAAGCAGAAGGCATTAAAGTTTCAGGAAAATTGGTATTTTTCTTGTTTGCTGGTGCTCTGTTCCCAAACTCAAACTCTCTTGATAAAAAGTTGTAGTTTTCATCAACTAAAAACTTTAAAGTGCTTAGTTCATCATTGTTTCTTCGTATTGTAGTTTCTGGAACTTGAGCGAGAGTTTCTACCTTAAAGTCTGAGTAAGTTAAAGAAGGAGGCACAACCGGTCTTACTTCGAGCCTGCCTAAGTCTTCAAAAACTCTGTTCTCGATAGTCTTAAGAGGTTTTAGATTTCCAAAGCCAAGTTGACGCATTGTTTCTTCGGCTTTTCTAATGTAATGACCGACTACTGATCTATTATCAAGATCTAAACCAGACATTCCGGTTACTTGTCGGTATTTTGGACCCTCAAGATCTCCTCTTTCCAA